CCTTCATTTCCACCACGGTGTTTACGTGTTTTGCGACGTTTGCCGCCTTCCATTGGGGCTGCTTCTTCATCACCTTCATTTCCACCACGGTGTTTACGTGTTTTGCGACGTTTGCCGCCTTCCATTGGGGCTGCTTCTTCATCACCTTCATTTCCACCACGGTGTTTACGTGTTTTGCGACGTTTGCCGCCTTCCATTGAGGCTGCTTCTTCATCACCTTCATTTCCACCACGGTGTTTACGTGTTTTGCGACGTTTGCCGCCTTCCATTGAGGCTGCTTCTTCATCAGATGCAAGTTCTCTTTCAAGTTCTTCTGTTTCTAATCTTTCAACTTCAGCTTGAGCTGCTTGAAGTTCAGCTTGAGCTGCTTGAAGTTCAGCTTGAGCTGCTTGAAGTTCAGCTTGAGCTGCTTGAAGTTCTTCACCATCACCACCACGGTGTTTACGTGTTTTATGTTTGCGTGCTTTGCCACCTGTGACTGTTGCGTCGGATGTTGTAGTAAGAGCATTAACTGCTGCTTGAGCTGCATCAACTCTTCTTTGAGCTTCATTAACTGCTGCTTGAGCTGCATCAACTCTTGCTTGAGCTGCCACAACTGCTGCTCTGGCTGCATCTAATTCCTCACCACCGCCACGACGTACCTTTCTTTTGTTGGAATATTTGGCAAGTGTTGCATAGATTGCGTTTACCTTTGCGGCTAAACTTTTAGAAGTCACCTTCTTGGCTTTATGTTGAACCATTTGCTATATTTTCAATATATTTTTTTTACACTTAATATATTTATATAATAATATTCTAAATAACAGTAAAAATTGAAATAGAGTATTAAACTCAACTACATTAAAGATGGCGATTCCTCAAGGATTAATATCATTCAAAGATATAATCACTCCAGCTCAAGAACAGGAATTACTTCGTGTAATTTATGAAAATGAATGGGATACCTCTTTGAGCCGCCGAGTTCAGCATTATGGGTATCGTTATAATTACAAATTTGGTTCAACAGTTGAATTGAACCAAGTAAAAACCATTCCAGAATGGGCTCAATCTCTATTTGAAAAAATTGCAAAACTTAGTGGGTTAGATAGCAATTGTAAATTGCAATTAATTGTGAATGAATATACAGCAGGTCAAGGAATTAGAGCTCACATTGATGACCCAAAACAATTCGGCGATTGGGTAATAACCATTTCTTTGGGAAGTACTTGCCAAATGGACTTTGAGAAAAAACAAACAAATGAAAAATATTCTATTATCTTGCCAACCAGAAGTGCTTATGTCTTGACTGGTGAAAGTCGTTTTAACTGGACTCATTCTATTCCAATGCGTAAAAGCGATATAATTCAAGATAAAAGAGTAAAAAGAGAAACTCGTGTTTCAATAACATTTCGTTCAATGAAATAAAGAGACATTAAGCTAAAGCCCAAAATTTTGGGTTTATTTTTTGTTTGTAAAATAGAATATTAATCCAATGGCTAACATTGTTACAAAGAAGTTAATAATAGCTAAAAATCCTAAGAATAATGCAATATATGGCACGAGTTGTTTAAGAAGAATATTTAAGATTGGATGGATAACATCGCGCTGTAATTGAGGTTTTTCCAATTCAGATTTAATCATAGTTCCAAACATAGCCCACCAAGGTTGTTCTTCGTTCATTTGAGTTGTCATTTGTTCTTTTCTACATTATAAGGGGAAAAGCATGATTGTTATTCAACCGACAGGCAAACCCATATCGCGAACATCTAAACAAGGGTTTCACGTTCATTTTATTAAAACAAAAATCAATATATTTGGAACTTGTGTCCATACACAAAAATTACCAAATGAAAAAGGAATAGCAATCACGTTATTTTTGAGTGAGGATTCTCTTGAAAAAATAAAACAGATAGACGAACAGACACTTCAATTAGCCATTGCAAATAATGATACTTGGTTTCAGAATGGTTTGTCGGAAGTAGTCATCTGTGATTATTTTAAACCATCCATTCGACATCCTTGTCATATGACTTTAATCATTCCTTATTCATCAAGTCCATCCAAGATACTTTATGGTAATGAGTCTTACCATAATTTTACGGAACTAATGGACGCACATAATTTGTTACAACAAACGATATCTGTGCGGTTAATTCCACGGGCTCTTCGTTATTATGCAAAATCTTGTGGAATTGTATGGTTTGTAGATGAGATTATACTTCAAGATGATGAAGAGGATGAGGTTATAATAGAAAGAGATGAATTAGAGACCTTTTGGAGTAAAAGGGTACAAGAAACATCAAATAAGATTCAAGAGGATATTGACGCATTGAATAAATTACAGACAAAAATAGAAGGGTGTTTAAACGATGCAAAAAAATGTGATAACACTGACGAACATTGGAATTCAACTTTAGAAATATTGGGACAATATTGTCTGGAATACGAAGGTCTCCGTACGTCTTTTTTATCTGTGAATGAATATAGAACGTAAAATCGGGATGCAAAAAATATCCATGGTCGCTTTATCGGTAATCCTTGTTGCTCTTTTATTATTCATTGTATTTTTCACTTATAACAAAAAGGCTTCAGCTGTAAATGGAAAATCTATTGAAAAATTCGCTGATGCATATGCCGCACCCAACCCAAGTGCTGGTCCATCTGCACCTGCAAATACTGGTGGTGTCCCTGAATACAAGTATTCTCAATCCGTTGCTGATATCTCTAACCGTTCTGCAAATGTAGGTGCTGCCGAAGGTGCTGGTGGCGCATATGCTCCTTCCGACCCCTACGGAAACGAATTACCAGGACCTGTTGGAAATGGCGATTCTCCTCGTATTGAAGCCGTTGGTTGCTATCCCCGCGATCAATTAAAGGGTGCTGACCTTCTACCCAAAGATGCCGCAAATAGCATCTGGGCTCAAGTAAACCCCGCCGGTCAAGGTGATGTAATGGACCAAAACTTCCTAACTGCCGGCTACCATGTCGGTATTGATACAGTCGGTCAATCTCTACGTAATGCCAATCTACAAATTCGTAGTGAACCTCCCAATCCTCAAGTACCTGTGTCTCCTTGGAATATACCCACCATTACCCCCAGTGACCCAGGAAACCATAGACCACTTGAAATCGGCGGTGCTTATTAGATTAAATATACTTTTTTATACCCTTTATTCTATCTAAAAACTATTCTAAAAGGTAAAACGCACCATTTAAGGTTTCGTTCTATTAACTGTTTTAATATGAGTGCATCGAAAGGACCACATCGTTCATTACTATTAACATCGCTAACTAATTATTATCATAACCATTTATCCGATGCTCAACAATTAAAAAGTATTTTAGACGGAAGTTCGCCTATAAGTCTTCGTATATTAGACTGGTTTGTAACACATTATGCAAAAAAACAAAATATTACTTACTGGCTTACTATTAAAAAAGACGCATTGTTTTATCAATATCAACCAGATAAAGATATTTTTAAATTCAATTTATACGTAGATTATCGGGCTCAATTAAAAAGTTATACAAAACTATTATTTGACCCTTTCCGTCGTCACGAACGTATATCATTTATTATAAAACACCAACCTTTGCAAGTAATTGAAACGACTGTCGGACAATTGAATTTTTTTAGATGGATTTTTGAGAATCACGTGTTAGAATATATGTTGGAAAATTTGAATACTATAGAACAAGAAATGGCAACCTTTATGAATCAAAGAAAGGATTTACCTAAAAAAGTAAAACAAGTACCTGTATCAACTACAAAAAGAACCTTTTCACGAAAGGGTATTCCAACAATTCAAACCCATCACAACGTCCATTTAACGTGGTAGCCATTTAATTATTATTTAATGCGTTAGCCCATTTAATTATCTTTGTATAGTTTCAATATTGTTTTTATAGTCGGATGACGTTCAATGTGTTCATCTGTAAATTGAACCACTTTAATATCATCCAGTTCTTTACCTTGAACTCTTTTTAGTAAATCAACGAGACCATTTTGGTCATAACCTCTATCGTGTTGAGCAGGGTCACCATTAATAATTAATTTACTATTATTTCCAAGCCGTGTTAGTAACATCAACATTTGATTGGGTGTGCTATTTTGCATTTCATCTGCACAAATCCAAGTATTTTCAAATGTACGACCTCTCATAAATGCTAAGGGACAAATTTCTATTTGTTGTTTGGCTATGCAATTTTGAACTTGTTGAGGACTCATTGCTTTGTAAAATACATCATATATGGGTCTCATCCACGGGTCCATCTTTTGTTCTAATGTTCCAGGTAAATAACCAATTTGGTCTGGACCTTCTGTTACAACGGGTCTTGTAATAATTAGTTTATTTACTTTTCCTTCCATTAATTTTTGTATTCCAATTGAATTTGGTATTAGTGTTTTGCCTGTACCTGCAGAACCATAAGCTATAACAATGGATGGGTTTGCTGTATCAAGTAGTTTTATATATTTTTCTTGAACTGGATTCCGTGCCTTCATAACAGGTGCGGCTTTCCATTCTTTTACATAGGAATTTACAGGGGTGAATGAGGTGCGTGAGATAGGAGGTGACATTCCGCTTACAGATTCATCGTATGGGAAAGAAGAACTAAATATATATTCATCACTATCATCATATATTTCACTCGCGCGATAACGGGTTTTCTTACCCATGCTCCTCGCCCTACCAATAGTAGAAGGTATTCTCTTAGTATGCAAAAATGGTTTCCGAAGAAACATTTTCTAATGTTAATACTGGGTTTTAATTATTCGTTATTAAACTCATCATCGTAAAATAATTGAATTACTTCTACTGTCTTATTGGTTCGGTTTGTTGGGTTTATCCAATAATTTATTTGATTGTTAAGAGTATTTAATCGTTCATTCCATTCGGTTTTTTTATTTTTTTTAATATTACAAATACCATTTCCATTTATTCCCCAGCAAGAAGTTATCGTTTTGTTATTTTTAATATATTCATCTGGATTGAACCTTATGAATATAATGGGTCTATGTTGTAAATCTTGAGATAATTCCATTATTCTTTTATTCTCACAACTACAATCATAATTAATATGTTGATTTTCATCAACTTCCATAATTATTACTTGATATCCTAAATCAATATATGCATCTGGTCTTCTTTTAGAACAACCACCGCTAATTTTTTTATCATATATCCAATCTAATTCTGGATAAGTCTCTTTAATATATTCTATAACTGAATATTCTTTTGTTTTATAATTTCGTAATATTGGTTTATCTGGAAAAATATTCATATAACAATAAACACAATATCCATCATATTTATTTGTAACTAATGTATTACACCATTCACTATGACACGTTTTATCTTTAACATTAATCATCCCATCTTTTTTATGACTCACACAATATAAACCTTTTGTTTCTCCTTCATAATTATAAGCTGGTTGTGTTTTACAATCTGGATGAATGCACGTTTTGTTTTTGATATCAATCATCCCATCTTTTTTATGACTCACACAATATAAACCTTTTGTTTCTCCTTCATAATTATAATGTGGTCTTGTTTTACAATCTGGATGAATACACGTTTTACTTATAACATTAATCATCCCATCTTTTTTATGACTCACACAATATAAACCTTTTGTTTCTCCTTCATAATTATAATGTGGTCTTGTTTTACAATCTGGATGAATACACGTTTTGTGTTTGATATCAATCATCCCATCTTTTTTATGACTCACACAATATAAACTTTTTGTTTCTCCTTCATAATTATAATGTGGTTGTGTTTTACAATCTGGATGAATACACGTTTTGTGTTTGATATCAATCATCCCATCTTTTTTATGACTCACACAATATAAACTTTTTGTTTCTCCTTCATAATTATAATATGGTCTTATTTTACAATCTGGATGAATGCACGTTTTATCTTTAACATTAATCATCCCATCTTTTTTATGACTCGCACAATATAAGGTTTTTGTTTCTCCTTCATAATTATAATGTGGTCTTGTTTTACAATCTGGATGAATACACGTTTTATCTTTAACATTAATCATCCCATTTTTTTTATGACTCGCACAATATAAGGTTTTTGTTTCTCCTTCGTAATTATAATATGGTTGTGTTTTACAATCTGGATGAATGCACGTTTTGTGTTTGATATCAATCATCCCATCTTTTTTATGACTCACACAATATAAACCTTTTGTTTCTCCTTCATAATTATAAACTGGTCTTGTTTTACAATCTGGGTGAAAACATATTCTTACCATTATTAAATATTTTTCGTTAATAAAGTCAATTTTTAACTTTACTTAAAAAGAAATGCTCTATTATAATAGAAATATGCTTTCTTCTAAAGCATGGACTAAATTTCATACTCTTGATAAACGTCGTAGCACTATGATTCGTTATTGTGATAGACAACAAAGAGTCTATGGAATAACTCACGAAAAAACAAGATATGTAATTGATATTATAGAAGATTTAAACAAGGAAATTCGTAAAACAGAACAAGTAATTCGTGCATTAGATAAAATTGAACTCGCAGAACGTATCAAATATCATGAAGAAATAAGTGACTTAGAATATGACCTTTGAATCCATTTATAAAAATTGATTTAACAATCCATTTATAAAAATTGATTTAACAACATATATCTTTATTATATACCATAATGAACCGTATTGCTAATATTCATAATAAGACCTCTGATATTGCAAAAGATGACCTTCCATATAATCCATCCAATATTTTACTTGAAGCCAATGACCTTCGGAAACTATTTGATGATAATGGACTCAAAAATGTTAAATTTAATAATCTAAATCTCTATCGTAATGCATTCATTCATAAATCCTACTGTACTATGAAAAATGAAGACTTTCAATCAGGTAATGAAAGATGTCCTGAAAATTGTATCCCACTTCAAGAAATGAGTTACGAACGTTTAGAATTTCTCGGAGATGCTATTCTTGGAATGGTGATTGCAAGATATCTCTATGAAAGATATCCAGACCAACCCGAAGGATTTCTATCTCGGCTTAGAACCAAAATTGTAAATGGTAAAATGCTCGGTTATCTATCTGGTTTAATTGGTTTTCCCAAATTTGCTATTTTAAGCAAACAAGTTGAAGAAGCATCTGGACGCAATAATTACAAAATTATGGAAGATATGTTTGAAGCATTCTTAGGTGCTATTTATATGGATTTTCAAGAAACAACTGTTCCTCTCAAAATACAATTTATGCCTCTAAGTGGTATTGGATTCTATATAGTAGAACAATGGATAGTCCATATTATTGAAACTCACTTAGACTTTGCTGATTTAATAGCACAAAAGACTCATTATAAAGATATGCTCGTTCGTTATATGACACATACATTTCAAGATAGTCCTCGTTTCTATGAACTATCCGTATATACACTCCAAAATGTTAAACAATTTACATATTGTGTAAAAGATAAATCTAATATGATACTTGGTAAAGGTATTGGTTCAACAAAAAAAGAAGCCGAGAATAATTCCGCAAAAGAAGCCCTTCTCTATTATGGCGAAAAAATCTAATCTATCGGAAATAATAAATCATCATTTTTTACTATTGTCTCGCTTAAATTAGAATAAATGATTGTAGCCGAACATTCCTCAATGGGTTCTTTAATAAATGTAACATAAGATGCTAATTGACACAATTGACGAGCAGTCAAGTTATTAATGATTCTTATAGATGAATCAAATCTATTTAAACTTTTACAAACATTATGATAAGGCGTTACTGTAAGAATAGATGATTTTGTAACATTTTGTACATAATTTGCAACATATTCCGCAATATAATAGGGATAGACACATAGTAAGTATTTAATACTTATAAATCCAAAAACTTGTGTTAATTGATAAGAAGAAAGTGCATAGGATTCTGATTGACAGGTATCTTGATTCCAAATATTTATTATAAATAATGAAGGTTCAATATTAACATACCATTCATTATCAACAGATTCATAAATAATATAGGAACTGTAGAGAGTCGTTGTATTACCAGATTTATCAATATGTATTATATCTTTTACATAGGATGGTATGTAAGTTTTAGCTTTTTGAACTACATTCTCAATTGGATGCCAAAATGCAAATGTACCAATATAAATTTTGTTTAATAGTGAAACCCACATAATGATGCTTTTTTAAAGGTTTTTGTGTTTAAGTGTTTTTGTTGGCATACATCGTGACAGTGTAGCCGTTCATCGTGAACTGGACTGTCGCACCATTTATGTCGTGCTTCTTGAGGAACTGAGTGAACTCCTCAATCACCATATTCTGGGGAGGCTTATAGACAATCTCCTCCTCGGTCTTCGCCTCCTCGGTCTTCATCTGAACCTTCTTGAGAGAATCCCACACATGCTGAGGCGGGCGCTCATAGCGCTTCTTCTCATAGCGCTTCTTCTCATAGCGCTTCTTCTCCACAACCTCGGGCTTCTTCTCCACAGGGGTCTTCTCTACAGGGGTCTTCTCCACAATGTCCTTAATTATCTTCTCCTGAATGGGAACTTCAACCCCAAAGCGAACCTGCTCGAACACAAGGCGAAGCATCACAACATCCTCAATGCTGAACTTCAGGTCGTCAATCAGCCAAGTCTGCCACTCCTTGTTCAGAATCGCCCAAGTAACTGAAGCACCCTTCGGGTGGGGGAAAGACTCAATCACCCGACGCAGCATCCCATAGTACTTCTCAGGAGCAGCACACCTCTTCTTAATCTCGGGAAAGCACTTGGAGATAGGGGTGTTCATCTTTGAGAGTGGTTTGAGAAAGTCTTCTGTATCACACGAATTTATAGCCTGATTATAACTTATACAGCAAAATCAATTTTTATTTAGTTTGCTGTTTTTTACTTACATTTTTAAAACTGATACTATTTATAATGATATATCAATTAAGTAACCAATTCTTACAAAATGAATGCATATTTCACAAAGACCGATTTTGCTCAATTCAACATTTTGAATGGATGTTTATTTACTATTGTAAAATAAATCTCTCTTCAAATGAATTTAATAAATGGATAAAAACAACTAAATCAATTATACAAGATGCTCTATCTTTTTTAAAGCATTATCCCATTAATGAAAATTTAAATATTATAGAAGGTATTGATATTCAATCTTATCATATAATCCAACAAATTAGACCATTCCTAAATGAGTTTTAATACTTCCAACTTCCAACTTCAATTCCTTTATCGCCTCAACAATCAAACCCATCATATTACCATAAGTAATTCCTAAATGTCCATCAGAACGCTCCGCAACTGCCTCTGGTAATATATCTCTTACTTCTTGTGCTATTAAACCCGTACTACGTTCCTCATTTGCCCTCAATGTAAATGTATATCCACTAATTTTATCTATTTTTTCTAATGCATTCTCTATCTGTAGAATATCCTTCTTTAATCTTATATCTGATGCCGTCGTTGGATTACCATATACTTCATAACTTCCATCTATATGAAGATTACCCTTAATAAACATACTTCCATCTACACGACTAATGAAATCACCATATGTACCATTGGCATAAGTATTTGAATTTCCAATATGTAATGGATAGATGGGTTGTGTTGTACCAATACCAACATTTCCAGCATTATTCACAACAATCGCAGGTTCATTCAAGTCCAAAGAACCCACACAGAATAAATTGGAAGAAGCCAATCCTGTTGTTCCATTTATATCAAATAATGCACGAGGATTATATAATGAACTATATCCTACACCGTAACTACTTACAGTAATACCATTTTTATAGCCTATATCCATTTTCAAATTACCATTTCCAAAATTCTGCATTTTAATACCACGAGTTCCATCACTTTCTGTTAAATAAAACGATGCATCACTTGCTTTTAATTGTAAATTTCCATACATATTTGTTCCGAATTCATTATTAAACCCAATGGGTGTCACTTCAAGTACTGTACTATAACCACCTGAATTTGGCTCAATCTTAATAGTAGAAACATCTGTATTATATTTAATACTAAATGTATCATTAATCATAGATGTACGATACGTTGGATTACGTAAGGCACTTTCCATACGAACACGCATATGTGATTGAACTTCATTGTTTTGTTGTGAATCTAATATAAATGCATTTGCATTTCCGGGTTTCGTAAAAATATGGAATAAATTGGAAGTTTCAACGGCTTCATTATTAACAATTACACCTACAGTCGGTTCTAAATAAATATATGTGCCACTTAATACATTTGCACCATTGTCGGTTGAGACAATAATAGGTGTATTATTAATATAATAACCATCGGTTACATTTATTGAACCTCTAATATGGAAAGATTGACTATAATCTATTTTATCTGATAAGAAACTTACTTGATTATTTGAATTTACGTACATTAATGTTTTGGGAATACCATTATGAACTTGTTGAAGATAGAATTGATTGGATGTGATTGTCATTGAATAATCATATGTATCGTTATTACCAAAAGGACCTATTCCAGATTGAAGTAAAATCTCTGGACCAAATAAATTAATGTCACTTGTTGTTATTCTTAATGTAGATTGATTTATAGTTGTACCAAATATATCAACACCATATTGAGGTTGAGTGCTTCCT